ACGACATCCGGTGGTGCAAGGATCACGGCGTCGAGGCTCGTGCCCTGAATGAGGGTACGAACTCGGCCGGCGGCCACCTCGTGCCGCAGGAGTTCGCTGCTCGCGTCATCCGCCTCGTCGAAACCTACGGCACCATGCCGGGGGCGTGCGAGCGGGTCACGCTGGCTCGCGACGTGATGACCATCCCGAAGCGGACGACCGGCACCACGGCCTACTTCGTTTCCGAGGGCGGCTCTGTCACCGAGAGCGATCCGGCATGGACGACCGTCACCCTCAACGCGAAGAAGCTCGCCGTGGCGACCCGCCTGTCGAGCGAAGTGCTTGAGGACTCGGCGTCCTATGTGAACATCGCCGACGCCGTGACGCAGGAGTTCGGCACCAGCCTGGCCCTGAAGATCGACACGGTCGGCTGGAACGGTGCTGGCACCTCCGGCGACGGCTCAATCACGGGCGTCGTGCCGAAGATCGACGACGGCAACTACACGGCCTCGGTCGTGACGGCTGCCAGCGGTAACGTGTCGTTTGAGACGCTCGACCTGGACGACTTCCTGAACGTGATCGGCAAGCTGCCGATCTACGCTCGCAGCGGAGCCGCCTGGTACGTCTCTCCGGCCGGCTACGCGGCGAGCATGGCTCGCCTCAAGTACGCCGTGTCGGGCAGCGTGTCCGACGTGAACGGTGCCTCGGGCGAGTCGTTCCTCGGCTTCCCGGTGCGTCTCGTCCACGTCATGGACAGCACGCTGGGCGCCGGTGCGGCCGGCAGCGAGGTGAAGGTGCTCTTCGGCAACCTCGGGTTGTCCAGCATCTACGCCGCTCGGCGTGAGTTCTCGATGAAGCTGTACGATCAGGTCTACGCGACCACGGATCAGCTTCTGATGCAGGGCACGATGCGGTTCGACATCAATCACCACTCTCTCGGCTCGACCACCGAAGCCGGCCCGGTGATTGCCCTCAAGACCGCCGCGACCTGAGCGTAGTCAGTGAAGTCAAGGTGCCCGGCGGGGAGCAATCATGCCCCCGCCGGGCATCGCCCGTATAGCGGGACGGCCAATGAAGGCCACAAAGGCGCAAGGAGGCGCGCCCGCTCCTTTATCCAAGGAGCGTTTCTCATGCTTGTCCGCGTCGGATCGTGCGAGGCCGAGGTCAAGGTAGCGGCGGTGATGTCCACCCCGCGGCTGGGCTTCACCGACAACTTCTTCTGCGTGACGAGCGCTCTGGCTCCGCACGGCATCTCGCCCATCAAGGTTACCGGCGCCTTCTGGGGGCAGTGCCTCCAGCGGGCCATGGAAACCGTCATCGACGCGCACGACGTGATCCTGACGATCGACTACGACACGGTGTTCACGAGCAAGACGGTCGAGGCGCTCCTGACGCTCCTGCTCTACAGCGGCTACGACGCGATCGCGCCGCTCCAGACGAAACGCGAGGCGAACGCGGTCATGTTCGCCCTGCCGGGCGTCAAGCCAGAGGAGAAGACGACGGTCGAGGACGACTTCTTCAAGAAGGTCGTCCAGCCCGTCGAGACGGCACACTTCGGGCTGACGTTCATCCGCACCGAGGCGATCAAGAAGGTGCCGAAGCCGTGGTTCTTGGCGTCGGCGAACGAGCAAGGCGAGTGGACAGGCGGGCACACCGACGAAGACATCTTCTTCTGGAAGCAGTTCGCGAAGGCCGGCAACAAACTGGGCCTCGCGACGCAGATCAGCGTCGGCCACGCCGAACTGATGATCACCTGGCCGTCTCGCAGCGTCGAAGGCGGCAAGGTGCAGCAGCACACGACGGAGTTCTGGAACGGCGGGCGTATCCCGCCTGAGAGCGCGTGGGGGGCGATAAAATGAAGATTCGGGTCGTTCGAGCGTTTCAGGCGTACAAGCGAGGGCAGGAGTTCGACTGGCCCGACGGCGTCGCCCGTATTTTCGTGGCCCGCGGGTTCGTCGAGCCTGCGTCCGAGGATGAGACAGCGGCGGTCGAGCCAGAGGTCGAGCACGCGGCGATCGACAGGAAGCCAAGGAAGCGGCGCAAATGATCGTATATGGCCCAGCGTCTGACCGGCCGCGCTCCGTGATTTTCGGCTCCCCCGTTCCGCCGACGGTCACGCTGACGCCGTACCGCAGCCTCACGGTCGCCGTGAAGCCGGTCGTCGAGCCGGTGAGCGTCTCCGAGGCGAAGTCACAGGCCAGGATCGACGCCGACGCAGAAGACGCCCTCGTCGCCTCGTACATCACAATGGCCCGCGAGTGGCTTGAGGGCACGCTCGACATCTCGCTGATCTCGCAGACGCTTGAGGCCCGCTACGATCTGTTCCCGGTGTGGGAGATCGTCCTGCCGAAGCCGCCGATGGCCGCCGGCACGGTGACGATCACTTACCGAGACGGAAACGGCGCCACGCAGACGCTGTCGAGCGCGAGCGGCCACTTCCAGACAGATCATCGCACGACGCCGGGCCGCGTGTATCCGAACTACAGCGGGAACTGGCCCGTGCCTCGCGGCGACGAGAACAGCGTCACCGTCCGCTGGCCGGCGGGCTACGGCCCAACTGGCTTTGACTGCCCCGCTACGGCCCGCGGCGTGATCATGCTTCTGGTGGCCCACTGGTTCGAGATGCGGCAGCCCGTCGTCACCGGGTACTCGCAGGTGCTGCCTGTGCCAAAGACTGTGGAGACGCTGGTGGCGGCAACTGACTGGGGAGCGTACCGATGAGCGTGAAGGCACGAGTCGATGTCAGCGTCATCTATCACGATACCGACGGCTTGACATTCTCTGTGGGCACCCTGACCGACAACCGCATGACTGAGCCAGCCTCGGCTGCGACGATTGGCGGCACCGTCGGCACGTCGGCCGTGTCGATCGTCGGCAGCGGATCGCTCTCGACGCTGGCGATCAAGAACACCGGCACGTCGGTCCTGCGTGTGGCGGGTGCCATCGACGTGGCGGCCGGTAGGCTCGCGGTCCTCCCGGTCACGGCCACCGTGACGGTGGCGGCGCCGAGCGGCAGCGGGGCGTATACGGCCATCTGGGTGGGCTAATGATCATCGGCCGGATGCACGACCGCATCGTCATCAAGTCTCCGACCGAGGCGTATAGCCCCTCCGGCGAGACGACGCTGTCGTGGGAGACGTTTGCGGAGGTGTGGGCGAGCGTCGAGGGGCTTTCCAGCCGCGACCTGTTGCAGGCCCAGCAGGCGAACGTGATCGCGACGCACCGCATCCGCATTCGGCACCTGGACGGCGTGACACACCTTCAGCGAGTTGAGTACCGCGGAAAAACGATGGAAATCGCTAGTGTGACAGACCGTGACAACAGGACGATGCTCGAACTCCTTGCCCGCGAGGTGGCGTGATGGCCGTACAGATCGACGCCACGATGCCGCGGATGCTGGAAAGCGGCAGGACTGGAAAACAGTCTGCCGAGGCTTTCGTCAGCGTTCGTCTTCAGGGCGCCGCAGAGATTGCCGCCAGGCTGGAGTTGATGGCGATCCGCGCGAACCAGAACTCCGACCGCATCCTAATGAAAGCGGCCGCCGAAGCGTCGCGTCCGATCCGCGAGGGCTACAAGAAGAAGATCAACAAGGTCACGGACAACCTCTTCAAGTCGGTGGCGACCAAGCCGCCGAAGCAGATGTCGAAGTACCGCGGTGTCGGCGTGGCAATCACAGGGCCGCAGGTGACTGGCCCAGTCGGTGCCAACCAAGAAACTGGCAGCGGCAACCACGCCTGGCTCGTCGAGTTTGGCTCTGGAGCCCGCCGCCCAGGCACGCAGGGAAGACGCACCTACATCAATGTACATCAAATGATCAACAACAGGATGCGCCCCATCAATGGCACCAGCAAGCCATTCAACAACGAGCAATTCGCTCGGATGTCGAAGGGCCACTACTTCCTCATGGGCTCAAAGAACGAGCGGACGCGGCAGGCCAAGATGGGGAGCGGCTACCCGCACGACTTTGGCTCCGACGCACCAGGCGAGATGCACCCGATCACGCTCCAGCCGGGGGAGACAATCGCACCGATGCCCGCCCAGCACACGATGGAGCGGACGATCGCCGAAACGAGCGGCGAGGTGATGAGCCGGCTGATTAACACGATGAGCGGCTACATGGACACGCTCATGGCAGGGGGGACAGTCTAGCCACCATGCTCATCGCCCCAGAAAAGCACGTTTACCTCAAGCTGGCGACCGCCCCGCGGGTCGCGCGGCTCGTCGGCTTCCAGGTGTACCCGATCGCGGTGCCGAAGAACGCCGTCCTCCCGTTTTGCATCTATAAGCGGCAGAACATCACAAGGGAGTCGCATCTGTCGGGGCCGATGTTCATGCCGCTGGTGAACCTCCAGATCGCGTCGTGGGCGACGAACTACGACGGCGCGAGGGAACTCGCCGACGAGGTGCGGCTCGCTCTTGATGGAGCCACCGGCACCCTCGCGGGTGTTACGATAGAAGATATGAGGTTGGTGTCCGAAACGGACGACTTCCTCGACCCCACGGCCGTCGGCGCCCAACTACCGCCGGCCTATGAGGTCAGACAACTTTGGCAGATTCGGTGGCACGAGGCGACCGAATAGTCGGCGGGACAAGACAACGGCGCAAGGAGGCGCAAACAAATGGCTGGCGTTGCTGCACAGGGGCTCACCTTCACCTTCGGCGGTTCGGCGCTCACGGTCACGAGCGTTCAGGTCAATGACACGCAAGACCTCATCGACGGCAGCCACCTCGGGATCGCCCCAAACGGCCGCCGCGAGTACGTCGGCGGGTTCGCGACCGACCGCGAGGTCACAGTGGACTACATCTCCGCAACGATCCTCGCCGCCGGCACGTCCGGCGCGCTGTCGATCAG